ATTACTTTCAACGTCACGGTGGTTTGCAAAGAACTAATAGGTTTGATATATCTTTTTCAGATTTACCATCAGTAGTTGAAAGATCCGTAGATAGAGAAGAATTTTATCCAATAGAAGCTGTAACGATAGGTAACAGAGCAATAGAAGGAATCGCAGATAACTTATCAGGTTTTGGACCGGGAAGAATTCAACCAAGATCTCAAATTTTTGCAAATGGAGTTTTGTTGACCTTTTCAGTTACAAATGACAATCACATTATAAAAATGTTTAATGCTTGGTTCAATTACCTTTATTCTGGTGGACGAGTCGCTACAAATGGTGCAAACCCATATCAAAAGTATTTTGTTCCATATTACAATGATGCTGTATATCCAGTAACCATGACTGTTAGATTATTGGACCCCAATGGAAATACAAATAGCTCATTTAAATTTTATGAAGTTATGCCAGTAGAACAACAGAGCCCAATATTACTTGATATGACAAAACCAAACACATATATGTCATATCAAGTTTTGATGAATTATAAAGATGTAATTCAAATTTAATTTATAGGTGATCTATGAATATTTTAAATGAACTAAAAGAACTATTACCAATATACACAACAAAACTTCCTTACAGTAATATTGAGGTACAATATCAACCTTTCAAGGTAAAAGATATTAAAAACATATCAATAGTACTTCAAGAAGACAATAAAAAACTAGCATTCATGTCCATGATTGAAGTATTGAAGCACAATACACGAATGGAATACAATGATTTATTAAACCTTTGCTTGGCAGATGCTGAATATCTATTTTTGCAAATAAGAAGCAAAAGCGTAGAAGAAACCTTGAACTTGATATACAAGAATGAAAAGATAAAAGTAAACATATTGGATATCAAATCAAAAAACAGTATTCAAGCAAAAACAATAAAATTATCTGACAGCATTAAAATTGAAATAGAAACACCGAAAGTAAAAAAACTTTTAAAATTGGATTCCTTTAATAAAGATGATTTTATAAAAGGTTGTGTCAAAAGAGTGATAATTAAAAATGAAATTTATGACGTAGATAAGTTTTTAACTGATGAAGTTCAACAGTTAATTGACAACCTGCCAATAAAAATATTAAATGACTTTGATACATTTATAAAAACTGAACCAGAATTGTATATTGAAATAAAAACCGAATCAGATCAAACATCCAAGGAGGTATCCGGCATTTTAAATTTTTTTACCTTTCGGTGAAGTTTTTTGATTTAGTTGACTATTATAAGACTAACTTCACCTTGGTAAATGATTTAAAATGGAATTTGTTTGATTTAGAAAACATGTTTTTTTGGGAGAGAGAAGTCTATGCTAATATGCTTCAAGCTCAACTAGAAGAAAAGAAACAAGAAAAAGCATCTAAACATTTTATGCAATAAGAGGATTGTAAATGGCAGAAGAAAATAAATTTTCAATTGATATGAATGCAGAAAAACTGCTTCTTGGAAATCTTTTTAATCAAGATGAAGATACCCAAAAAACAGTTTTATTTTCTGATGTGGAACCTCTTCCAGAATCAGAAAAATATCAATTTACACCTGTTGAAGAACTCCCCCCACCAGAATATCCTACGTATCAAACTGAAAATACCGAGTCACAAAACTTAACATCTTTATACGTTGAATCTAAAGTAACTGGATTAAATTTTTCAGTAAACAGTAGTATTGATGATATTTCTGATAAAGTATCACAACTTGAAAATAATCTTGGAAATGTAAGCCAAGATTTATTAAAGGCATATAGAACAATAAACGAAACCAACTCAAAACCAAGGCCATCAGATCCATTTGAAGAACGTGTGACTATATTGCCTACAAATTTAATTTATGATGATCGTCTTCAACGAACAATAGATAAACCTTCATGGGCATAAAAAAAGCCCCTTGCGGGGCTTTTTTCAATCATTCTCCATTTCGGAAAAGTACTTTAGAGGATCCTTTTCCTCAATTTCCTCCGATGCCACTGGGTTCTCAGTAACATCATCCTCAATCGTCTTCTCAGTAAACTGGGCACGGATATCGTCACCAGTTGCCTTCTTTAGACGAGCCTGAAGCTCCTCATAGCTCTTGAACTGGCTCTTGTCAGTAAACTCCTTTAGGGAGTACTGCTTCTTCCAAAGTTCCTCAAGCTTCTTGTCATCACCACCAAATAGTGCGGTGGGGGCTGCAAACTCTGAACGATCATAGTTTACATAACCGCCGACATTACGAATTTTAATCTTAAAGTCCGCACCTGTCCAAAAGTTGAACGGATCGACTGCCACTTCATCCTGATACTCTGGGTGAGCAAGACCTTGAATCTTTTGGAAGATCTTGGTGCCATACTGATATAGAAAGTTTTTGCCCTTATTCTCTGGATTAGCAGGATCCTCAAGAACAAGAATGTTTGAGATATAAGTCAACTTGCGCTTACGGCTACGAGCAATGTTCTTGTCATCCTCAATACCACTGTTCCACAGTTCGGTATTGGCTTGGCAAATTGGGCACTTCTCGCCTAGCGTGGTTGGGCAGTTCTCGAATAGCCAGCCGCCCTTGCCTTTAAAGGCGTGGCTGTAAACTGCTACAAAGGGGGCATCCTCACCCTCAATCTCCGGTAGGAATCGAATTACGGCGTAACCGTTGCCAGCCTTGTCGATTCCCGGCTTCCAAAGACGATCATCCTTATATGACTCCTTGGAGTTTAGTTTGTCCAAACGTTCGGTTAGAGATGCGACTGAATTCTTACTCTTCTTTTTAAAGTCTGAAAAACCCATAGTATTATCTTTCCCCGAGGAACTACCTCGGCCTAATAGTTGTCTATATTATATATCGCGGTTTTAGTTAGTCAATTGGAAGCTTACGAGATTTGGATTTTTTAATCAAATGTCGTTCTTGAGCTTCATATTGAATTTTTTCAATTAATGGTTTTGTAAGAAGTTTGCCTGCAGCAGATGGGTCCAGCCCCATTTCTTCAGAAAGTTCAAGAACACAATCCATAAAAGATAATTTTGTAGATTTTGCTCTTTCTATGACTTTATTAGAAAATTTTTCTTTGGCGGTATCGTCTATATACATGATTTAATTATATCACATACTATTAAAAGTTCAATAATTATTTTGACCTAAATATTCTAGAACTATTTAAAGGACTAACATGGCATCCGATATTGATGACAACATTGTTATTGAAACCTCCGGCTTAACTGCAGCAGTTGCAACTGATGTCGTAAGATTTTCAGGAGCTACCGCACACTTCCAAATAATGAAGCTAGCACACGGAATTTGTGGAGCTGCAAATATCGTATCTTCTGCAGATCCACTACCAGTAACGGTTTCAGGTGGAATGACTGCCACTATTTCTGGATTTACCGGAACTATTCAAGTCCAAGGCGTAGCCAGTGGATACCCAGTTGCGGTATCTGGAACTGTAATTACAACGGGCCTATCGGCTTCCCCTGTTTACGTAGCAACTGCATCTGGATATAGAGTAGAAGTTACTGGTGGGATTCCTCTATCAAGGACAACAGATTCTGTGTCAGTATTCGGCCCATCTGGTCTAACATACATCTTTGCTCATCTCGTAGATGCCGCAGGAAATTCCTTAAGTTACACAAATAGAGCATTGAATGTTAATATTGCTGGTGCAACAATCAATGCCACAATACCATCCACAGTCACTGTGGTTGGTCTTTCTGGTGCAACTGCTGTAAATGTTACCGTAGGCAACACTGCAAACATCAATGACACAAACATCCTTCTAGGTATGACTGCAATATATGGCCAAGTTGTTGGACTAAGAACAGATCTAGGTGGATTCGCAGTCGTTCGTCCAACTTCATTTACTAATGGTCGGGTAAGTGTTACAACAACTCAATCTCAAATGAATAGTGCTGGCTATACTTGTTCATCTGGAGTAAATATTAAAGCACTTTCAACAAATACAGATTTTGTATATATAGGAAATACCGGAACATTTGTTGGTGGATCCTCTGGTTACGCACTAGATCCCGGTGAAAATGTATTCTTAGATATTGTCAATACAAATAGAATTTGGCTTCAATCTGCATCAGGAACTCAAGTCATAACATTTATGGCTTCATAATATGCCATCAGTATCTATTTTAAACCAAGTAAGATCATATAAAAATTATGGCCTTATTTTTCAAGGCAATACATATGATCCTTTGTTTACAAAGGGGTGGTTGCTTTCGTCTCCCAGTATTTCAATACAGGGCACTACCTGCTATCTGGATTATTCTCAATCATACGATACTTCAGACAGAACATTTTTAAAAAGAACATTTGGATCTTTTTCCGCTGGAGAAACTTTTTATGTTCAACTTACTGAATATTATGATCCAATTACAAATGTAAGAGGAACTATAGGTGGTACCTGTAACTTCAATTCCACAATAAACAACGGAAAAATTATTGTATCTACAGTTGCATCTGGATTGACATATTCTCAATCCTACAATTTTTATAAAAAAGAAAACTTTGTATCACCAATACAATATACTTTTACTACTAGTGGAACCACTGCAAATAATTTTATCATAAGCACCCTTCCACAAGCATCTTTTACAACAATCAAGAAAATGGGTTTTATAGGAAGTCAATTTGGATTCCAAGAATACATTGATGTAGTTGGTGCGACTGCCACAAATACAGGAAGATTGTTAGTAGTCGGTTCTGCAGTTTTAAAAGATAATCAAGAAGTAATCTATCTTGGAAATACTTTGACCGACCAATCTTTAATTTCATCTGCTTCCGATTTAGCAATGTATATCCGCGGATATTCTACTGTAACTGAAATAGAACAACCAGAAAATATAACTGGAATTTATAGAATACACGATTCAAACAATAAACTAATTGATTGTTACGAGCAACAAAACTATTATCAATCATATCTAAGAAACCAAGCATTGGGATCAACAATGTCAGGATACTGGGTTCAGTGTGAATCTTGCCCGGATAGCATATTTGGATCTTCTGTAATAAGCGATGGAACCCCTTCAAATCTGTTATTTGATAATAATTTATTTTTGTTCATAGAACAGGTAAGTTCAGTTTATTCATCGACCTATGTTCCATCATTGACTTATGCTGTCTATACACAAAGAGCTTATGGTGGAACTGCTCAAAGTGCGTCTAGATTAAGCTTTACTATAAGCGTTGGTTTAAAAATAGACTTAAGCCACTCATCGTTGCAGGGGTGGAATTTTGATGTGTTTACCGATGCAGATTGTACAAATAAATTATTAAATAATATTTTTATATCTGGTCAACCGGGGTACGATCAATCATATGTTCTTATCAAGAACGCAAATGATCTTCCAAGAACACTATACTGCAATTTGTATGGCCCACAAACACTCAATTTGGTTATAAATGTATAAACCCCACCAAACGATGGGGTCTATACATTTAAATTTTTATTAAGTTTTAGCGAGCGCGGTTACGAGTAACCTTGTAGTAGCTACGACCATTCTGGGTCATGCGAACTACAGTGTAGTTGCTGTCAAGGCGGTC